GTCGCTTTCGCTAAAAAATCGAGCCTCATAGTTTGCTTGTTCTTCGACGCTAGGCGTTAGGCCTGCCGTGTATGCGTGCGAAATTTGGTTAAAAACTGTTTGTAAAAGTAGCCACATGTTTTATTTTATCCGGTCGATTAGTCTCGAAAATTCCCTACTGACTTTTTTTAGCCCGCCATAGGCCATCACATTAACATAAAAAAACCAACGCCAAAACCTTGACGTGCCCTTAACTTTCAAAGCCAGCCGGTATATACTCGCCGCCTCCCACCAGTCTGCGAACCGTTCGCCTTTAGGCCCTACGATGGGCAACGGGGCCGACCACTCGCCGACAAGCCCGTCGTGCACTGTTGACGCGGCGCGGACGGTGTCGTCGTCATTGCTATAAAAAAGCTCGGTCCACCGCGGCGCGGTCATAAAATTAGTTTTAAATCCCTGCGGGACCTCCACAAACTCACCCAAACCCGGCGCCCTTAAGTAAAACTTGAACGCTCGCGTTATTTCGTAAAACCCCGGGTCCCTATGCCGTTGGTATAACAACACTTTAGTAAAAGAAGACACTTTGCCCCCCTATAAAATTTCCGAAATTCCGTTGATCGCGTTTCGCGCCTCGGTTCTCGCTGCCTTCATTAGCGCCCGGTTGGCCGCAAGTTTATGCTTTTTTATTTGGTTTTTGGCTTTGTTTCGATGTTTTTCTATTTTGGCGTCTATCGGAGTTAACACCGCCGACATGCCCAAAATTTTATCGGCAGCCTCTTGGCCCGTCCCCAGTTCCTCCGAATACCTGTACGCGGACACATATGGGTAAAGCCCGGAAAATGGTTCGTTTTCGTCGATCTCGTTTTCTGGGTTGCCCGCGTCCCTGAATTTTTGCGCCTCTAATTTTTTATTAATGTAGGTGAGGTCCATGTGGGGCGTTAAAAACTGCGAGCGTTTGCCGTTTGCGCAGTCGTCGACCTCATCGTCTAGCTGTTTTTGCAGGTCGTCGAGGTCTTCTTCGCTACTGTGGCTAAATACTGTAGCGTCTAGTGCCGATTCGTCGGCTATGCTCTCGCCGTACACAATTATGTGTACCCCCTCTTGGCCCAACGCCCTGAAATTGTTCACGCAGGCCGCGGCCTTTATTTCAGCATCTAGCTTTTTCAGATCGACCTCGCCGGTTTGGGTGTCGACGTCCTTGTCGTATATCTTTAATTTAAAATCGCTTGGCATTGTGTGTTTACCCTTTTGTTTATATGGTGTCGATCTCTTCTATGAAGAAATTACGCTCAACGTCAACCGCGATCATGGTGTCGTCGGTTCCCCAGAATCGAACGTCGATTGTGTGTGCCGCAACTGATAGGCTCCCGCACCAAAATGTGTGCAGGGAAGCATTGTAGTCGTCGTTGCTCGCGACAAAATTGCGCCGCGTTGTTTCGGTCTGGACCACGCCGTCGACAAACACCGCCATTCGCACGCCGTCATCGCCGCCGCCGGTTTTATCAAAAGAGCAACCACATTTCACTTTTATTAAATTAGTTGCTTTCGCGGGGGTGAATGTGTGGGTCATTTCTGCCAAAACTGGCGCAGTCGCGGGGGTTTCCGCAGTCGTGCTTGGGTCTGCCGTGGTGCCAACTTTATAAGAACTAAAAACGGTTTTGCTCCAGCCTCCGTCAATTTTTTCTTTATCTGTACCTGATAGTAGGCCCGCTGAAGTGGCGGCCACTGCCTGCGGTAGTGTTGCATTAGATCCGTCTGAGGACTCAACCACCAAGGTCGTGTCTGTAGCCGTCCCGACCGATAAGTTAGTGGTAACATTCGAAACCTTGCTAGAGTTGGCCGTTATGGCCGAGCGTTCTAAATTAGTGAGTATTTTCGCGGCGGCAGTTTCTACCATGCTGCCCATGCTGAAAGCGTCGGCGTTCACTGCGGTGGGGTCATAAACAGCTTTAAGCATGTCCCCCAAAAAACCTGTGCCGGTGTCTACCCAAGCGGCGCTATTATAGAAAAATAAGTTTCCGTCGGGGCTCGTGACTGTGGCCGTGGAGCCCGTCACCGCTGTGGGGTGTGCTGTGGTTAGCGCGGCTATGTCGGCAAAAACGCCTAAAAACCCCGCGTCGGAACCACCCCCACCACCGCCGCCGAAGGCAAGCGACGCCCCTAAAAGTCTAAAAGCCCCCGATAAATCCAAAAGCATGCGCTATACCTCGTCTAAAATTATGGTGACGGTGTCAAGATCACCTACGTTTTTTCTTATAAACGTGTCTTTCGTCTCGTTCTGCACGACGAGCGTGTCCTCTGCCATAACCGTAGTCAAGGCGGCCACGTCGGTGGCTGTCTCGTTTACGTGTATTTGGTGGCCCAGCCCTTCGCCGCGGACGATGCTGCACGCCACGGCGGAAATTTGGGTCCAAGTATCGGTTACGGTTACGACGGATCTAGTCATGGTTAATAGCCTCGTTAATTGTGTCCACAAGTTCGAGCTTTATGTCGTCGAGGGCCGAGATTGTTTCGTCCGTTTCCACTTCGCCGAATTCTTGTTTTAGTTCTAGTATTGGCCTTGCGGCGTCTGCTAACAGTTCGTTTTCTTGCGTCAAGCGCTTTATGTTCTGGGTGTAGTTCGTGCCGGTGGTGCCCCTAGCCTCGCGCGTGCGTGTAGTTAAGCCCATTTCAAGTAATAACTTCGAGCCCTTCGCTTGTTTTACCATGTCCGTGCTAGGTTTTATCGAGCCGTACCAGTCCGCCGCGATCCATGCCGCAAAAATATCATATTGCTGCGGGTCGCGCCATGCTTCGAGAAGTCCGCGCGCTTGGATCTTACCGAGCAAAGTTTCCGTGAGTAGCCACTCTTTGTATATCGGCGTGCAAAATTCCTCGCCAAAACTTGCCCACACTTTATTCAAATATATTTTAAATTCGTTTATCGCCGCTTGTGACGCGCTGTAGTTGTTAGAAAATGCTAGGCGCAAAATCTCGGGCGGGATCTCATTCGCCCACGCGATGCCTTGGGTGATGGCCTCTTCGAAAACACCATAGTTTGTATCGGTGCCCTGCCCGCCCAGTAGGACCGGCTCTTCCCCGGTTTGCAGTTCTTCGGCAACTAGCCCAGGCATGCCGAAAGATCCGGCCTGCAGCTTACGAGAACCCCCGCCGGTGCCGTTGTCCGTGACGGTCGCCTCATCTTTACGAGTCGCGCCCCCAGTCATTGGGAGTGAGCCCATTTTATCGTCGGCCTTCTTAATGAACATCGCCATTATAGAGTTAACGACGGCTTTGCGTTGGACGCTGTCGCGGTATCGGTCAATCTCTTTTAAGGACTGTCGAGTAATTTTTCCGTACCATATACGAGCCACGCCAATTTGCGGCCGGTCTTCGCGCCGCGCGTAGGTAAGCGCTTGAAGCTGCCGTCGATCTGGCGAACCCAGTACGCGACATGTCTTTGGTTCGCGTCTAGCTCGACGCCGTGCACTATAGTATGTCCCGCGCGTAAATTTGCACTTTCCGACGCCAGTGGGGTCCTCACCTGGCTACCGCTGATTAGTTGGACGCTCGGTAGTTTTGTTTGTTGTGAAAATCGGGTCACGACTAAAACGTCGCCCTCGATTAGTGCCGCTTGGCGTGCGTTCCGTTGGACCGCGCCGAATGTGTCGGCCCGTTTCCAGTCGCACAAATCGGGTCTTTTCGCCCATAGCTCGAAACGCGTTTCGGCCATTTGGGCCCACATGCGCAAGTCTTTAGCGTTAAGGCCGAGAACTTCCTCGACTGGCATCGCTTCGGGAACGAGCCCCGTGTTTATTTCGTTAGTGATTAGGCGCCGAATAAGGCCTTTCGCGAACATATTTTCGTTAAAAAGTTGTATATTTCGGGGGTGGCATCCGATGCGCCCCGAGTGGCCGGGGTGTATTCGATCGGGGGTAATTCCGTGTTTATGGCGCTCAAAATCCGGGCCTCGCGATCATTGTTCCACCGCCGGGTCCATCCCTACGTTGGCATAGCATTACGTATCGATTGTATGTACTGTCGAGTTGAGTGTTTAGTCGAGCTATGTCCGCTTTCGTCACGCGTTGCACACTTTGCCCCGTGTCTAACGAATATGACTCGACCCCGGCAGTTGATAGCGCAACGACGGCCGCTTCGATCGCGACGATGATCGCTTCGGTGGCGGTTATTCGGTCCGTTAAAAACTGTATGTTCGTTGGCATTTTTAAAGGTCCTACGATAAGCCGATATAAAAGAATCCTGATTATACGGCTTTTGGCGTCTGGTAGTAAAGCTCGTGAGTGTCGATATAATCCCAAAACCGTGGCCAGTCGACCGTTTCTAGTTCAAAATGCCTAACACAAATTTGCCACGCGAGTATTTCGACCGCTGCGTGGCCATATACCAACAGGTCCCACAGCTCATTTTGTGCGTTGCCTGGGCGATGCCAAAAATATGTCGTGTTGCCGCGGTCGTCTTTCTTCTCGCGGCGCGTTTCGACTGTAAGTTCTTTCAGTTGCCGGTCGGTCATGTCCACAGGCGCGTTAAAATGATACGCGCTTTGCGCGCCAGTGTCCTCGCTCCACTCACGCCGCAGCACGGGCGCGATACGGTCTTTATAGTGGTCCACTAATATGCGAAAACCCATAACACCCGGTTGCGTTTCGAACTCGGCGAATTCTTTAATGGTCTGGTACTTAGCGGGG